ATATTAATAATCAGTCGCTTAATTTTCCCACTGGCAATCTCCTCAAATTTAGTCGCCATTAATGCGTGATGTTCGCCATGAATAAAATTGGGCCACATGGTTTCTACAAACGACATAAAGTCAATTTGCCCAGTTTCACGAGTTACTGCATCTTGATAAGCCAACGCCAAAGGACGTAGCTTTGCCTGTTCCTCCTCAGGAAGCTGATCAATGATGGCTAACAACTCATCCATTCAAATTCCTTAGTTTGATATACGCTGGTCTAATGCTACGAGAGTACTTCATGTTCCCTTTGCAAACCCCTATTTCAATTAGGATTTTCATTTTCCTAGCCGTACCTCCACGCCCCCGATAACCTGTCATTCGCATCACGTCATCAATGGTTGGACCAAAACCAAAGTCCTCCCAGAACTTTTCAATGACATGAAAGACTTCTTTTTGTGCAGGAGTCATCCTATCCTCACTACATTAGGAAAATATTCTTTTTGCAATTCTTCTTCTGTTTTATTTTTAGATGGGTAGTTTTTATGCAAACCTTTATTGCCACCACACCATTGGCAGTTATCTACTTCCTCATCAGGAACTGGACCAGCTTTCAAAGGATTAACTCCATTGCACCAAACATGATGTAGTTTCATTTGCCACAATCCTCAGGTTCGTAAACTTTAGAACTGGCTGCTTCACCAGCTACCCAATGGTATTGTTTTTTACGAATCCCAAATTCATTCATAGGCAAAGACTGGCAAGCTACGGCATCCCTTAATAACTTTAAGTGAGCAATTGCCCTGTCTAGTGCTGCAATTTCTATTTCTATATTATTCATACGATTCCTGCCCATAAGAAAATCACTGTTATCAGTATCAAAATGATTAGCCATTGTTCTCTATCCATATACCCCCCTACCCTTTTTGATTAGAAAAAGATGACGGGGGGGTTTCTAAAACAGTGTTTTTTTCCTGCCAGTTAGGATTTTGTACCCCCTCCCCCCTACCAATTGGAATTAAATCATTAGGGTTAATACTTAGTTCCTCGTAAGTATTTGATTCTAAAGGATTTGTCACCGTAACAGGTGTTAGGGTGAGATTTGTTGGTGATTGAATGTGTGAAATACTATGCAAATGACCCGCATCAGCCTCGGGCAAAAAAGGGGTCATGCCCCTCGGTGGGGGGTCGGAAATTGGACTTTCAGAGCCAGTACCCACCGATGTTTCCTCAATGAGTGAATGATCTTCAGAAGAAATGGAAATAGATTGGGGTATATCAACATAGCTGATCTCTGCTAAGAGTTGCTCGGCTGTTCGCTTGGTCGATACCCTCAGACTATTACTGTTCTGTATCGCCAGTTGGACTGCTTCCATCAGCTTGGACTTGAGCGTGTTGCTATCCATCGTATGCACCAGTTCCCGTCTCTCAGTGAACAATGCCACCTCAGTCATCTTACCTACAAGCTCTAACGCCTTGAGTTGCTGTGCGGGGGGCAAGTCATCATTCAGAGCCATGCTGGAGAGTTTATGGATTGCCATAGCCCTCAAGCGAGGGGGTAATAGATATTCCTCCACCTCTTTCTGTGCTTCTAGAGCCGTTATGTATGTTTGAACATTGGTGGACTTCACAATGGTCTGTGCGTTCCTACTGGCGGTAGTGTTCTTGCCCTTGTGGTTGTAAGCCCGTTTGTATGCTTCAGTCTTATTCCCAGTCGCTACTACATTCTCAGCGAAAGCCTTTTGTTTCTTGGTTAGCTTGATCCCTTGCTTAGACTGGGAGCCTAGAATGATGGTCTCAATCGGCACTGCTTTCATGCCTTCAGCTATCTCTTTCTTGGTCAATCGCTTCATAGGTATCTCATGGGTATATTTATACCCCCCAAGTATAGGACAGTTCTTACTGGGACATCAATAGTCTTCTCTCCCTTACTCTTATCTCTCTCTACTGGAGCATGAGCCACACTGTTCCGCTTCGCTCTCTAACCCTAACACTGTTAAGGTGAGACCGCATTTTAGGGTTTTCATACGCATCAGAGAGCCATGCTTCCCATTTTTATGAGCCTTGATACACAAGCAAGGGATTTTAGGACACACTCCACCGCCCTCTAAGCCTTATCCAGTAAGGGCTAAAAATATTTTTAATAAATACTATGCAAGTCAAGTATTTATGGTTTAAGATTTAATCTCATTCACTAGATGAATGAATAAACAAACCACCTACTAGGAGCAGATATGCAAACACTACAAGACACAATCGCCATATGGGATAAGCAGATAGACGAGGAGCAGATGATTGGGTTTGTTCGTCTTCATGCCAATACAAACTACAACAAGGGTTGGGATGTCATCGTGGAATGTTGGACAGATGGAGACATCCTTGAGTATCTATCTGAATCCAAGTTCGATATGGCTAAGACACTGAAAGCCATTCAGGACTGGATTGATCTACGGGATGAGATGGAAGATAACTGCCAGTTCTAACCAGTCAATCTGATGATGGGCTAATGCCCGAAACCTGAGAGATCAGGTCATTGACAACACTGCTAGGAGAAACAAATGGAATCAACATTGTTAAAGAAGTTAGCTAAAGGTGAGTTCTTCAAACTCAAAGGGTCTGAGACTGCTCCAGTATGGATGATTGACTATCGTGATGGTCATTTCATTCATGCCCACAAGTTTGATGATGTAAACCACACCAAAGTGTTTAAGCAAAACAAAGTAGTTTTCTTCGGCTTTACTTTCTAAGGGGGATTTATGGGAACACTAGAGCAACGCTACGCTATTTATCTCGCCTGTGCTGATGATGGCACTGGACATTCAATCACTGATGGCAAGCCACTGAAAACTTTTGAAGAGTGGTTGAATTCATAGTCAAACTGATGAGCCTTTAATAGGCGAAACCCAGTGATGGGTCTTTGACAAACTGCTAGGAGTTCAAATTGGAAACACAAACTGTAAAGAAAACAATCGACTTATCCCAGTTTTATGGCACTGAGTCGTATCACCGCACTAACCTGTTTACCCCTAACCTTGTTCACACTGATGGGGTTCAATACTTTGCTGATCAAGGTGGTTGCTACTGGTTCTTGGATATCGTTGCCAGTGAATACTATCCACTGTTAGCTAAAGAGCCACTGCTCTCCATCCAGTTAGCCGTTGAGGATGGGAAAGCAGATATCTGCGTGGAAGACGGGGATTGCAACATCATCAAGCAAAAGCATATTGCCCTAACCGATTGCCCTGATGGGATGTATCGGTTCTTCCTGACTGACAATGTTCTGATGCTTACTTCGGAGTATTGATCATGGCAGACTTGATTGACACGATGACAGTCAAGTCTCCCCTCTTCCTTGAGGGAAGTTGGGGAGAGCGAGACATCGGCACACACGAATCCACACTGGAGTTGTATTTCAACAAGGACAACACTGGGTTTATCGAATGGGACATTCCCGATGTTGCCTTTGAATACATTGGTCTTTGGTTCGATATCGACAAAGATGGAAAACGCTCTTTATCTGAATACGATGGGGTTATGAGTCTCAATGACCATGCAATAGCACTGCTCCGCAAAAACGGGGTGGAAGTAGGAAAGGACTTCGAATAATGTTCCCCAAGCACGACTGGTTAGTAAACACCATATTGGTCGTTGCTTGGGCATACATAGCCTTTTATGTATTCCCACAAGCAATTTATCTTTTTATCAAAACTGGAGGGTTCTGATGTTCTGTATGCACGAAAACCAACACACTTGGGATGAGTATGACGCTCAAGGGATTTTTCTTACAAGGGTCTGCGAAAAGTGCGTGGATGCCAAGTTAAGCCAATACCGCCCTGAGATCCTTTCAGGGTATTTTCAATCAGATGTAGATGAGCCAATAGAGGAGCAATAACATGAATTATCAAAACTACTTTTCGTATTTAGATGTTTTACGAGATTCAGGTGTAACCAATATGTTTTTGGCATCACCTTACTTGGAAGCAGAATTTGGTTTATCTCGCAGAGAAGCAAGAGATGTATTGCTTACTTGGATTAAATCATTTAATAAAGGGGAATAACATGGGATGGACTGGGACACAATGCTTTTTCAAAATCAGTCGCAAAGACTTTTTGATCAAAGAATTTACGCAAGAAAACGATACCCACAAATGGTGGCTAACCAATATCTCGATGCGTGGCAACACCGCATATTGCATTAGTTGGCAAGAGGAGAAAGCCACTGGGATCAAACACCATGAGGGCATGGTTATCCTGACAGAGAAACGCAGAGAAGATCCTGACTGGATCTATTACAAGAATATGGGGGAGACTGTATTGCCCTATTACTTTGATGCTCCCAAGAGCCTTATTACGACTCTTAACGCATTAGGTATGCCGTTCAATACAAGTGCTAAACAATGGCGAGAGCGATGCTTGGCAAATGCCAGTGTCAAGAAGCCAAAGTTGAAGTTTGGGGATGTTGTGAAGTTTGCCCATCCGATGTCATTCTCATTTTCTACTGGGAGGGTTGAAGAGGACACCTTTACCTATGTTGAATACGGGACAAAGAAAAATGTATTCAAGACCAGTCAAGGGCATCTTTGCCGTATATCAAAGTTAGCCAATAAAGAATTTACAGTTCTATCAAACTGATGAGCCAAGAGTAATGGCGAAACAAGTAAGTATGAGACCGCAAAGTCGTATGACGAGACCGCAAATTACTTACTTGTCTTTGATTAACTGCTAGGAGAATTAACATGGGTTTAGATATGTATTTAACCGCTAAGAAATACCTTTGGTCTGATGCCGATAAGGAGTTATCTGCCAAGATCAATGAAGCCATTGGAGTTGAGCCTGACTTTGAGAAACGATTTAATGGTTCGAGTTTGGTTGCTAAAGAGATATCACTGGATGCGATGTATTGGAGAAAAGCCAATGCCATTCATGGATGGTTCGTCAATGTTGTGCAAGACGGGGAGGATAACTGCCGAGAATATGAGGTAGATCGAGAACAGTTGGAGACACTGCGAGACTTGTGCAAAGACATCCTTGAGCATCCTGATGCTGAAAGGGAGACCGACTTAGAGCCGACTGAGGGATTCTTCTTTGGTTCTTACAAAAAAGACGAATGGTATTACGAAGACCTGAAGAACACTGTTGAGGGGTTGGATAAGGTTTTGGCATTACCTGACGAGTATTCATTTAGCTATCAAGCCAGTTGGTAAGGAGAGAGCCATGCAAAACATATGCGAAGACGGATATCAGGGCAATCACGATCCAGTATTAGATGAGTTTGGATTAGATGCTTACGAGCAGATTCAGATGAATTATGAGTCTCTTGACAATGGATCAGTGGTTGTCAATTTTGATGTATGGGACACCGATAATGACCAAGTTGTAAAGCAAGGGGGTTATGTCATGGTGCGTAAAGACGAAGATGACAAAGTGTTTGCCGTTGTCGTTATTGATGCCAATGGCGATAAGGTTGCAGAGGTTCATTTGCCATTTAACTTTTTGGAGTGCTGATATGCCAAAAATGCACATTAAAGCGTATGAGGTTCTTATCAAATCAGAATGGTATGAAGAGCCTACCTATGTCTTACTGGGAGTAGATGAAGAGGGTCATCCTGATTATGCCGTTTGGGAGTGTTGGGCAGATGAAAAGATTTACTTTTATTTGTCTCCCGATGAAATGGCTAATCTCAAAGTTGGGGATGTTCTTAACGATGGCGAGGATTTTACGATCCTTGAGATTGATCCTGAGCCGACTATTTACGAAGTTGAATACGAATTGGAGACTGTATGAAAGATATCAAAGATTACGACAAATACTGGAATGACGAAGCTAAAAAACTATTGCTTCACAAACGCATTGTCAATGTTCGGTATTTAACGCAACAAGAGACTGAAGACATGGGTTGGCATGAAAGGGTTGTTGCCTTTCAAACGCATGATGGATTGTGGTTTTTCCCCAGTTGCGATGATGAGGGAAACAGTGGAGGTGCATTATTTACTTCCGATGAAAAACAAAGTTGTTTACCAGTAATGAGGTAATGATGCCTAAATACATTATCAGGGCTGAGACCAATGTGATGTATGAGAGGGTTATAGAAGCCACCAGTGAAGCCGATGCTTGGGAAAAGGGCAAAGCCCTACCTGAGTGCGACTTTCACTTGGTAGGCGAATATGACCATGTTGTCTACGATGTAGAACAAACCGATGACGATGAGGATATCGAATGAAAAATGTTTACTTAGTTGAAACCAGTGAGACTTGTTTGGTTCACAAGCAATACTCCGTATGTGCTTACACGATGGAGCAAGCCAAAGATATGGTTTTGCGTGGGGATCTTTATGACTCAGGCAGGGAATTAGATCATTGGATTATGGATGATCTTGATGTCAATGAAATAAGAAGTATCAAACATTCAAGAGTAGTGGAGGAAGACTGATGTTTGAAGTTCAACACTACACCCTGTGCGATGGTTGGATTAACTGTTGGTCGGAGGAGGATGAAAACGGAGTAATGATCCCCTCCATTTATAGGACATATACCGAAGCCCTAGATGCCTTGAATGAATTTCTTGAAGATGAGTTGATGGAATTTAACGCTGGCAATATTGATTCGATGTATGAATTAGACGAGTTCAGAATAATGGAGATTTTTTAATGCCTAAGAAAACATTGGAAGAAATTGAAGCAGAGATGAACAACATGGTTTTCCAATTAACGAAGCTATGCAAGATGGAGTATTACGACTGGCGATTAGAAGACAGGATGCACTATGGTCGGCTGATGGCTATGAAGCAAAGAAGATTGGCTGAACAACAACATAAGAGGACTGAAAATGCCTAAATACGAAGTTAGCTATACATCATGGGTAACGATTGAAGTAGATGCCCATGATGATGACCAAGCCCTTTCTATGGCTGATGCCATTCTCGACACCTTTACTGGTGCTGACTTTAGAGAATGTTGTGATTATCAAGGGATCAGGGAGGTAGAACATGGATTATGAGCAATTAAAAGACTTGGTTGGCGAGGACAATGCCATTTCAGTCTATGACTATTTTGCCGACTTTACAGTCGATAACTTGATCCAGTTGGTGCTAGATGGCTACACACCTAGCCAGTTGTTGCACCTTGCCAAGCAATTAAACCCGTTGGAGGATGACGATGTCTAATTGGAAACCAGTTGAATTGGTAGAAGACTATTGGATCATTATTGATGAGGATAGCCAAGAAGAGTATCAGGATGGCACTGGTCATAACATGATGTTTATAAATAAATGGGGTGCTGAAAGAAGGATTCAACAAATAAAGGAAGAAGAAAATGCCTAACATGAACCGCCTACACCGATTCAAGGAATTACTTTGGAATAAGTATGACGAAGAGATCAAAGAAGAGACTGATTGGTTTTACAAGGGATGGGGTTGGGAGATTAACTTTGTCGAGGATGAAAATGAATCCAGTGCCGTTATCTATCGTGTCAAGGATGGTTTGACTGACTGGAGCGATTACATCGTTTTAGAACGCTATATCAAAGAATGGAGGAAAGTTGTATGACTGAACTTTATTTAGTAAAAAGCAGTGGCGAAGATGAATGGGGTAATGAGTATTGGGAAAACCTACAAATCTTTGAGAATCCTACTTTAGCTAGGAAGTTTGTAGCCAAGCTAAAAAGGTTGTTGAGAAAAGATAAGTCTACCGATAAGGTGGAGATTGAGAACTTCACGCTGAGAACGGAGGAAATATGAATAAATGGGAAGTAGTGCCATTCTTTGACTATGACGATTACTACCAAGTTGGTAGAACAGTCATGGTAGATGGAAAGTATAAATTTGAATCAAAGGGCATCAAGTATCGGGAAAAATCACAAGCTGAGACTTATGCAAACAAACTTAATAACAAGGAGAATCAAAATGCCTAATTGGTGCGATAACACATTGTATTTAACTCACAAAGATCCAAAGATGGTGGACAAAGCCATTGAGGGATGGAAG